AACCACTTCTTGACCGACACCAACGCTTGGTTCCTCAAGACTGACGTGCCCAACTACTGAAGGAACTCCTGCCCGGCTTGAACGCTTTGTTTGGCTTGGAGTACAAGAGCTACGGCGAAGAGCACAAAGAGATTTACGAAACGGAAACCTCTGAGCGCTCGTTTGAAGAAGAAACCAAACTGTCTGGTTTCTCTGCCGCCCCGGTGAAGAACGAAGGTGCAGCCATTGCGTATGACAACGCGCAAGAAGCCTGGACCGCTCGTTACAACCACGAGACTATCGCTATGGGTTTCTCCATCACCGAAGAGGCGATGGAAGACAACCTGTACGACAGTCTGTCTGCGCGGTACACCAAGTCCCTTGCACGGGCTATGGCGTACACCAAGCAGGTGAAGGCGGCGGCTATCCTGAACAACGGCTTCAATGCGTCCTTCACCTACGGTGACGGCCAAGCCCTGTTCTCGACGGCTCACCCGCTGGTGTCTGGTGGCTTCAACAGCAACCGTCCTGCGACGGCGGCTGACCTGAACGAAACGTCCCTCGAAGCGGCTGTGATCCAGATCGCTGGTTGGACCGACGAACGTGGTCTGCTGATCGCTGCCAAGCCTCGCAAGCTGATTGTTCCCCCGCAACTCCAGTTCGTCGCAACCCGACTGCTGGAAACGTCGCTGCGTGTCGGCACCACCGATAACGACATCAACGCGATCAAGAACAACGGCAGTATTCCCGAAGGCTACACCGTCAACCACTTCTTGACCGACACCAACGCTTGGTTCCTCAAGACTGACGTGCCCAACGGTCTGAAGAACTTTGAACGTGTCCCCTTGACCACTTCTATGGACCAAGATTTTGACACGGGCAACTCTAGGTTTAAAGCAAGGGCTAGGTACAGCTTCGGGGTGAGCGATCCGCTTGGCGCGTGGGGCAGTCCTGGGGCTTGACCTAAGTCCTTGTCCTACCTAACAAAAGGGGCTTCGGCCCCTTTCTTATTTCTTCTGTGGTACACTATCGGTTGATAACACCGGAGGCCACATGGGCATCATTTACCGCATCACTTGCACGGCAAACAACAAGTTCTATATCGGCAGCACAGTCAACAAGGCCCAGCGCTGGGCAAGGCATCGCAAGCAACTCCGTGACGGTACGCATCCTAACAAGCGTATGGCGGCGGCCTGGGCCAAATACGGAGAAACTGCGTTTCTGTTTGAGGTGTTGGAATATGTTGCTGAACCCGCCGCATTGTTTGCTGCAGAGCAAAAGTATCTTGATGAGCATGCCGGAAAAGACTACTGCTTTAACTGGTCTTTGTACGCAGGCGCTCCTATGCGTGGGAAAAGTGGGGCTGATACACCAAATTTTGGTAAGCGCATGCCAGAAAGTGTGCGCCAAAAAATACGTGAAAAAGTATCTGGTCCGTTAAGCCCGACCTATGGCGTACCTGTTCCAGAAGAACGTAAACAAAGGATTCGTGAAGCAAATCTTCGCTACCCCCACAAAGAGCGTAAACATACGCCAGAAGCCATAGCCAAGATTGCTGCTGCCAGCAAAGGCAGGCCCGTGTCAGATGAAACACGCGCCAAGCGATCTGCAGCCCTTAAAGGTCGAGAGATATCGCTTGATCAACGTCTGCGCATCAGCAAAACGCTCAGCGGTGCAGGCAATTTTTGGTATGGCAAAGAACGCCCTGACTCGTTCAAGGAGAAGATTCGTAAGGCCGTAGAAGTGACACTTCCATCTGGCGAAGTGCAGCGACATGCCAGCATTCAGGCGTTGCGAGAGGCCACGGGCCTGAAGGCCCCAACAATTAATCGTGCGCTCAAGTCTGGGCAAGCGCTTGCCAAAGGACCATTTAAGGGATGGGCGTTTAAATACGCTTGACTACCCCATCTTGCTGTGCTACCCTCTTGTAAACCGAGCTTTACCACAGCCCGCCGACTGACTCGGCAGACTTCTCCTCAGAGACGACGGGCGCAGATTTGAGGAAATATCATGGGTTGGTCTACTCTGTCCGGGCCGGTTCGTTTTGGTACTCAGCGTTACGGCGCTGCTGCGAACACCGGCCTGCCTGTTCTGACGCAATCGGCTAACGTGCCGTTCTCTGTGATGCTGGGTTCGCCCGCAGCGCAGAATTTGTTCACGTTGCCTGCTGGTTCCAAGATTCTTCGTTTCACGGTTGAGAAGACCACTGCCATCTCCGGTGGCTCGGTGTCTGCTGTGAACACCACGTTCGGGCGCGCGGGCTCGGCCAACGCTTTTCAGACTACGATTGACATTGGCTTGACCACGGCTCAAACCGCTCGGGCTACGCTGGACGCGGCGCTGGTTTCCTCGGCCACCAACAATGTTGGCACGACTGATGTGGCGGTGACTGGGACGTTCACTGCTGCTGGTGGTAACCCGACCGCTGGTGCGGTGGTGGTGACGGTTGAGTACATCCAGCGTGCTGACGACGGTTCGCAGGCTCCGACCACGTTCCAGAACTGATGACGGGGGCTTCGGCCCCCATTAAGGAGTCGGCATGCGCCCAGTAGTTGTAAGCGTAGGTGCCCTTGGGTCATCTGCGGTGGTCCCGTTGGATCACTATAAGCAGCCGTTCAATGTGGGTGTAGGCGTAGTTCTGTCTGCTGGCGCTACGCTGACCTACACGGTGGAGCATACTTTCAGCGATCCGTTTGACAGTAGCTTTTCTGCCGCGACAGCAACATGGTTCCCCAACACGGGCTTGAGCGCCAAGACGGCATCGTCTGACGGAAACTATGCGTATCCTGTCGGGGCAGTGCGCCTGACAATCACCGCGTATACGTCGGGTACTGCAACCATGACGCTGATTCAAGCCGGTATGCCTGGAAGGTAAGCTATGAGCATTAGCATCGGTGAACTGCGAAAGTTCCAAGACGTTTGGGGTCCGGTAATTGCCGCCATCCCTGCGGTCATCAACATGGTTGAGAAGGAAGCAGATCTCGACCGTGCTTTGGTGAAGAAGCGCCAAGAGTTTGAGGCTGCTGAGAAAAGTATCGCCTCGGCTTTTGAAGAAGCGGACAAGCGCCTGGAAAAAGTCAATCAAGAACTTGAAGCCGTGGTCAAAGAGAAGCAGGCTTTGAGGGAAGAGATGGACAAGACCCGCGCTAATTTTGCTGCGCAGGCAAAGCAGATTGAAGCAGATCGTGATGCTTCTCTGAGCCGCATCCAGGCGGCTATTTCTGAGGCGCAGAGCAAAGCAACGCAGGCCATCCAAGAGGCAGAGGCAAGCGTTGCAAAAGCCCAGGCGGATGCGGCGGCTCAGAAGGCTGAGATGGAAGCGGAGATCAAAGACCTTGAGAAGCGCAAGGCGACTGCAGAAAAGGCGTTGGATACGCTTCGTGCAAAGTTGGGGTAAGCCGTGTCTGTTACTGGAGTAGCGCACCTATTCCCACCAAACAGTTATTACCTCAACAACTTTGTTGATGGCGATCCGCTGTATGTTGGGAAGGTGACTGACTCTGGTGGGCGGTGGTTGATTCAAAGATTTAGCACGAGCACAGGTGCGATGGGATGGGCTAACGTGTCCAACAATCCTAGTTACACAACGTATGCATCGGCATGGGCGAATAGGTTAACGCTGACGTATTCGCAGTTCCAAGAACTGAGTAATGTGTAGGAGTGATTTATGTCCATGACCAACGCAGCAGAAGCAAATCTGCTGAACCTGCTGTTCGTAAACATAGACTGGGCCAACATCGGTGATGCTGCGGGCCTGCAAAACTCTGCTACGGCGGGGTCTTTCTATGTGTCATTGCACACCGCTGACCCCGGTGAAACGGGGACGCAAAGCACCAGCGAGGTGGCGTACACAAGCTATGCGCGAGTGGCTGTGGCGCGGTCTGCCGGTGGTTGGACGCTGACGGCGCAGACAATCTCCAACACGGCTTTGGTGCAGTTTCCAACGGCTACGGGCGGTACGGCTACTGCAACGTACTTTGGTATCGGGACCGACCTGAGCGGGGCCGGTAACTTGCTGATGTCGGGTGCCTTGACATCTTCGCTGTCCATTTCCAACGGCATTCAGCCTCAGTTTGCCGCAGGAGCGCTCACCGTTACGGTGGACTAATATGGTGTACCGCTGCGCCCACTGCCGCGCGCTGCTGACGCTGACTGACGACAAGCTGTCGCAGTGCGCAGAGCACCCCAACGGGGCCGTGGAGTGGGCGCCCTCCGAAGAGGTGGAGTTGATACCGCCGGAGAACCCTGATGTCGTTTAGGGACGTGCGCCAACTGGCTGATGCCGTGGCCACAGATGGCCGCGAGTGGCAATCGTTTTTCTTCAAAAACGCTGTGCCCAACGGCGGAACTGGGCGCTGGGTAGACGGCAGCGTGGGCTCCGGCATCCCGCTCTACAACGCCTACGTCGGCATCCCGCTGGAAGCCACGCCGTTGACGGGCGTCGGCAACCGTGGCATCTACGTCGGGCCGGACCCTGAAGCCGGTCAAGAAAAGTATTTGCACGTTATGCAGGCCGTGAGCAACAGCGCTGGCGTGCCGGTTTACATGCTGCTGGCTGACTACCTGATGTTCTACCCGCTGATCGACGGAGACTCCACCGACCAGCAAAACATGGACAACCCGATCAGTTTGCCAAGGTACACAACTGGCGAGGGGGTGCAGTGCATGATCGTGGTGGCGTCTCCGATGACGCAAAACGGCACGGTGAGCGTCAGCTACACCAACTCCAACGGAGTGTCGGGGCGCACATCAAGCGCCAGTTTGCTTCTGAGCACGGTGATTGGCAGCATCGCCAACACCACCGCTGCCACGGCCGACGCCAATGCGGTGTCGCCGTTCATTCCACTAGCCAACGGTGACCGGGGCATCCGCAGCATTGAGTCGGTCACGGTGTCCGGCTCGCCCGGTGGCCTTTTCAATGCCGTGCTGGTCAAGCCTCTGGCGCATCTGCAGCTTCGAGAGGCTTCCACAGCGGCAGAGAAGGTGATGGTGCCGAATTCGGCATCGTGCCCAAAGATCGAATCTGGTGCGTATCTGAACTGGATACTCAACAACGGGAGCGCGACGCAACCGTCGTTGCGCGGCTTACTGCAATTTGCCTGGGGATAACCATGCCTTTCTCATCAATGGACGATCTCATCAACGAGATCACAAGCGGTAAGTTCATCCGCGCCGACTGGAACAAGATCACGGGTAGCGGCACCCTTACGGCGGGGCGCTGGTATGACTTCAGCGGCTTGGCTGGCACCCCGGTGGCGAACGCCTGGGCTGGTACTGCGCTGGCCTGGAGGTCGTGCGACGAAACGACGGGCAACGGCACGCAGATATTCGGCCTGCCGCACGGTGGCAACGTCTCGCCTGACACCAAGCATGCGTTGAACGTGTCAGCCGTTACCGCCGTGGCTACGGGCGTGCCTGGACAGCTCATGTTGGTGGACTTGCAAGGGTACTGGCCCGGTATCAGCAACAACACGGCCTCACCTCAAACACTTACCGGCACACCCACGTTGCGGTACACCAACGGCGCAGGATGTCGCTTGTTCTGGGTGCAGACAACAGGAAACGGCGCGACGGCGCAGAACATCTCTGTCAGTTATTCCAACACGGTGCCAACTTCG